TCATATTATTATGGTAGATACATGCTCAAAAGATAACTCTATCGCATTCATAAATCCTTTTTTCCTATGCTTAAATAATTCTCGCTCTGACAACGATGTTTGAAAGCCAAATTGTCCAATATTGTTTATTGTCGTTGATTGGCGGACAATATTAAATCCTTCAACTGATAAATCTTGTTTTGCATACCACAATTCAATATTTCGATTTTCTTTTCTCATGCGATACAGTAACTCTTTATCCGCCATCCTTTCCCAAATGCAAGTATTTGCAACAACAAAATCAGCTTTATAAACATCATCCAAACTACATAAACTAAAAACATCATCTACATGAGCTGTTATAAACACACCATCTATACCGTCGTTTGATATACAGTATATATATTTGCTCCGCCTGCCACCACTCAACATTACTGGGAGCCAATTTGAGACTTGACTACCTGTTACCTGTTCAATATATCTTCTTCGAGCCCGCACTTGATTGCTATCAACAGCGATCGCCTTACCTCCATCGATAATCCATACCACCCAGTTTTACTCCTTGTCTTTCATTACTTGAAACAACTCCAATACCACTTTGAGGTATAACTACAATTCCATTTTTAGTATTCAATGCCGGGTCATAATTTTCTTCGAGCATATAATTTACCAGTTTTTCAGACCCACCACTCGTCGCTCCAGAGCCAGTATTATCAGATACAAAATATTTTTTGGTATATGAATTCTTTAATTTATCGAATATTGCTTTAGCATCATCCAATTGCCCATGATGTGGCAACTGAATAATATCGTAAATATCCAGATTATTCATATAATCAGGTGAAGCATCACCACATAAAATGATATGTTGTGCATTATCCAACTTACATTTTAACTGAACGCTTGCTGCGTTCATTACGGTTTCCTCAGCATGCCCCTCGCCAATCTTATTATTCTCACGACTATCTACTGCCTTAGCAGCAACATCTGTAAATTCTGCTACTGTAGGACCAACAATTGTACAGTTACCCACATTTGTATTGCTCAATGCTTCCACTGTTGCAAAACCAAATTCTTCAGCGGATTCTATTATTACCTTAATATTATCAAACTCAGCAAGCAAAGACCGTTTCAAACTTTCTCGATTTCTTCTACCATCATCGATCTTATCAAGAATAGTATCTACATGCTTTAAATACTGATGTGAGTATACTACAACTGTATATTTATTCTTCAAGTACAACCATTCAAGTAATGTACATACACCATTTGTATGATCACTATCATTATGTGAAATAACAATATGTACTTTTGAAATCAGCGAATTAGACCGCAAAAAGTTTTCAACTGTTTCCGCATGTTCAGTGTGCCCGCAATCATACACTATTAACGATGTACTATCGTACAAAAGTATGCAATCCCCATAACGTGTATCCTTATCTGTTCCATAATAACTTAACGCTTTTAACTTCATACTTAATTCCTTCCTGCAGGCTTATAAGAATATACCTGCTCACCATTTATAATGTATCTATAGTAAAAAGAAGAAATGACCAAAGTGCTTATATTTCTAAATGGCACAATAAAATATAGCTTGCTACAGTTTATTCATATTTTTCCTCCAAATTTTAATATTTCTGTTGAAAAGCTGTAGTAACCATGATATTATTGTATTGAATAATTCTTGATTGTGCCATGGTCATTTCATCCATGGTTACTACATTGAGTGGTTTTCCACTCCGTAAACCAAAGTTGCCGCTTTGGTTTTTTTATACAAAAATATGGAGATTCGGAACAGAACCAAATGCTCCATGTAAATACTTCATTCCTATATAATCATTACTTCTAACATTCGGATAATCACTCATTGTACTCATTTGTATCTGTAAACCGAACTTGATTACGTGTAGCCATGCTCACTTAACCATTCAAAAAATTGTTGTGAAGACGGAAAATGTATCATGTCTGTTTTTTCATGATCTATATTAAATATGCATGAAGGTGTATCATCAATCGCAATAACATAATCCCCCTCCTCTAATGGAAACATCTTAGTTCGATGTTTATATGTTTTTTTTAGAGAAGGATTATCTTTAACCATTATCGTATCTAAGTGAATACCTGAAATAATTTTCTCTTTATTTTTTGAAATCTTAATACAGTCTTTTTTTGAACAATAAATTGAAAAAATCCGGTTACATGCCATAAAAACACACTCCCCTAATCTACATATTTAATAATGTTCGGAATACCACTATACCGCCCACTTAAATATGCCAATTCAATGTTTAGGTCTGAACGGGATTTTTCACTATCAAATTCATCTAAACGAATAAATTCAGATTCCCCATTACGACTTGATGCAAAATATATTTCATCTCTTCTTAGTTTTTTTAAATTCAAAAGACGGGACTCATGAGTTGTTATAATAAGTTGATTATTATTTGGATTATCTGGATTCAAATACATTGATACAAGTTTTTCTGTTAATAATGGATGTAAACTCCTATCAATTTCATCAACGATATATGTTACATCTTTCTCTGGTGTAATTATCATCTCTAATAATTCTAAAATTCTTTTTGTTCCGTCAGATTCCTCTTTAAACTCAAATTTGCCGTGATTTCTGTGGCTGAATTGAACTGTTTCAATTTTTTCAATACCACCCGCATTCGCTTCAACTATATAATAGCTATCACCTAATCGCATACTTACATGTAAAACGCCGTCATTTTCTTTACCTTCTTCTTTATACATATCTCTAAAATCCGCTTCAATTTCTTCCACAACTGATGAAGGAACATCTTTAAACATCTGCTCAATAGGCACTTCTACATATGACATTTTATCAATAGGAATATCAAGTTCTAATAAGCATTCATATAGTTTTTCATTATTTTCCGCATAGTTTAAAAAACTATATGCTCCTAAATCAGAGGCACTATTAGGATATACAAATTTCATTTTTGTAGAAAACCAGCGATATAAGAATTTAAAATATTGCAATGATGGATCAGATGTAAATAAGTTACCTTTTTTAGAATTTATTTCATTCAGAAACAAGAGATTATTTTCATTAGAGGCGTCAGAAAAATAAATTGATAAGCGTTTGTCAGTCTCAACATTTTTGGCCTTAATGTTTAATTTAAATATTTGCTCAGTAAAATCTCTAATAAAAATCTGTTTATCTTCAAGTCTAGAATTCCTTTCAATGAGCCATTCTTTAATTATTTTTTCATCATTCCAAGATAAAACAAATCCATATTCATATATCTTCTTCTCAATAAAAAGTGTGTATACAAATTCAGTAGGTTTAGTACTCCAGCTATCTTTAGATTTATTTACACTCATAAACCTTTTATCTAAACTACCATTTATAATCATCTTTTTTCCAAAATGCATTGCTTTAATCATTGTAGATTTACCAGCAGCATTTGCTCCATAGATTGAAGTAAATTTTAGTGCTGTCTGCTTATAAACCTTAATAAGATGACTGGACTTTCCTCTAGCCTTACCTGTAAAAAGGTTAATACTTTGTTTTTTGCCAATTGAAGCAAAGTTTTCAACAGAAAATGTTAATAACATAAGTCCCTCCACGCATGAGTTAATTCGTTCAAATTCATATTCACAATGCATAATATAGCTTTTTGTTTATATTCGTTGTTAATTAATACGATATTTCGTTTTAACTACACTCATATTATCATATTTACATCTAGATGTCAATCATGAGCAAGATTCTTTTTGTACATAAATTTAGGAAGATGTCACAAAACCAATTTACATTGATATTATAACATCTCCCTTGCTGATTTATCATATTTAAAAATATATACCTAATTATGCAAATAATAATTCTTTTGAAATTATCTCGTCCACCACCTGTTGTGCCATTATATGAATTTGTAGCCATTTAAAAAAATCATCGCCTAAGACCAAGTTTGCTGTAAGGTACTTCTTCCATATCGCTTCTGCCATCTCAAATCCCAACTCATCCACACTCTTACAATGCCCCGCCAGTCTCCCACTCACCAACAACTCCCGATACATCCCAGGCCGATGCTCCCGCAAATAATCCAACCGCATCCGCCCATACTTCCCCAAATTATCAAGCACTTCCTTCCCATCAATCTCAATCCGGGGATAAAGCAGCCTATCCACTTCCACATAATCAAACTCCATCAACTCTTTCATTCCGTTATCCTCTCTTCCATAAATTAATTTATATACGAACAGAAATAAATTCCTGTCCAATATCAGCACCACGCACACTACGTTCTGACTGCGACCAAAACCCGCACCCCGTCATGAATGACCTTATTCTTAAAATCGGCTCCATCCATATTGAACACAACATGTCTCTGATAATGCTTAAATTCAAGGATAACTAAGAGTCTCCGGGCATTTACGGACTTATCATCCGTCTTACCTACTTCTCCACCCGACGTATTTCCACCACGCACTCAACGTGCGTATCGTTGTCCAAACTAATATTCATATTCTCCTCAACGATTGGAAGCTTAAACAAAATCGACTTTAACCACTGACCATTAGCCTGTTCCTCCTCATACACATGTATTTCCTTTATCAATGCTGTCAGCAATGCTCTTTTATCAGCATCCTCCATTACATCATAAAGCTTATCAAAATAAATGAGAGTTTTATATATATTATCGCCTGTCAGCTTCTCGGCTTCAATAGCCCGCTTCCTATCCTTGCAATCTTTTAAGCTATGTTCCACATCATCAATATTATCATACATCTTATCCAGCCGATCCTGTAGGTCGGATAACTTTCTATCGTAATGCCTGTCATCGTAATTTAAGCAGTCTATCTGATTTTCAAGGCTTCTTTTCGTGCCGATATATTGGCTTAACTGCTTCTGGTAATTGGCTATTTCTTTTTCCACTTCGCTGGTGTCTGTTTTGATGTTGATTTTCTCTTTCATCATATCAGCAAATTTAGGATTACTAACCAATTTGCCAATGACTTCCGCTACAGCACTGTCTAACTTTTCCTCCTGAAGCTGCTTATTATAAGTACATCTATGCCCTTGCATCATGCTCCGGTGCTTGCATCCATAGTAGAAATAGTCCTTATAATGCTTGCCGTTTTTCTTCTTAATTGACTTATTACCATACATACCCGCACCACACATAGGGCAGCACAGAAGACCAGACAAGAGATGAATCTTTTCATCCTTTCCCTTATTAACGTGCTCATACCTCTTTGCCTGTAATTTGCGTTTTTCCTGCACTTTTTCCCACGTGCCGTCATCAATGATTGCTTCATGGATTCCATCACAAACCATATAATCATCTTGTTTCACAATATGGTACTGCCTTGTGCCGGATATCTTCTCAGTCCGTCTCCGCCCAAAAGCTATTTTTCCATTGTAAACAGGGTTATCCAGTATCTCCCTTATTAATTTTGCAGAAAAAAACGGACTTTTACCGTTCTGCCTCTCCTTTTTCATTATCCCCTGCTGCCCCAGATACTTTGCTATGCCATTAGCACCCATATCCGTGTTCGCATACTTATCAAAGATCAGACGAATTGCCTCCGCTTCACTTTCCTCAATTTCCAATTTACCATTATCCAGACGATAGCCATAAGGCGCAAAACCACCGTTCCATTTTCCTTCTCTGGCTTTCTGCCTCCGTCCCTCCATGGTCTGCACAAGAATATTTTCCCGTTCAATCTCGGCCACTGCTGAAAGCACAGATATCATAAGCTTACCTGCATCCTTGGAACTGTCAATTCCGTCTTCAACGCATATCAGGTTCACATCATAATCCTGCATAAATTGAAGAGTACTTAGTACATCAGCGGCATTCCGGCCAAAACGTGACAGCTTGAACACAAGCACATAGGAAACACCATCTTTATTAGATTCTATGTCTTCAAGCATTTTCTTAAACTCCGCACGGCCTTCAATCGACTTTCCAGACTTGCCTGCGTCCACATATTCGCCAACTATTTCATAATCAAAGGCATCGGCATATTTCGTAATCCGCTCGTCCTGGGCATCAAGAGAATATCCATCTACCTGCATGGAGGTGGACACTCTCTTATATGTGTATACTTTCGTTTTTTTATTCAATATCATCACCCCGTAAAAGTTTGGACTTAAACCACACGTTTATTACTTTGTTGCACTTATTATATCAAATACGATAAGGAAATACAATGTGATTTTGGATTAATAAAAAAAGGACCAACCATTCAATCTGTTGATCCTTGTGGCGGGTCTGTTGAAGGCGGGTCCGGTAAACTTTCCAAGTCAATTTTATCAGCATATTTGGTTATGAGAGTTGCAAGTAATTCAGCAAAAATAGTCATATCAGTATCCATAATTTATTTCCCCACGTAATGCTTATAAAGTGTTTTCTTTGCTTAATAGGCTGTTTTAGTAACGTCATCTTCTTCCGCCCTCTAAATTCTCACTGTATAATCCAACGCAATCCACCCATCCCTATTCTTCTGATACGCCTTCAACAACCCCCATTTAGAAGCCCCTTCACCATCCGCCTCCTCCACAATGGTAAACACCCCGGCTCCTGTATACTTCCCTGTTCTTGCACAGTCCGTCCCCGGCCCTTTCCTGATATTCAAATCCTCTATATCCACCTTCACCAGATAAGAAGACACCGCAGGCTGTTCCTCCATGAACTGCACATACTGCCGGTCCGTTGTGACAAACAGCCCTGATTTCAGTTTATACCACGCCCTATCCTCACTGAGGCCCACCACTGTATACACGCCGTCAAACACCACCTGGTCCACGTTATCCCCCATGCATGGACTGTTCCGCACATTCAGTCCATCCCGGCCTTTATAGAAGACCTTCACAAACCCGGACAGCGGCTTAATTGGCTGGCCAGAGCCATCCGCTGCTGTACTGCCGCTCCCTGAATCTCCAATCATATCCTTCAAAATAGCAACAATCTTCTCCCCATAACCGGCTCCGGCTGCCCAGCCCTTCCCCTGCGGGTTCTCCTGAATCCCCAGCCACTCCACATAGGGAGCCACACCCCTGGCCACATACTTAAAACGTGGGTCAACATTCTCATTCACCAGCTTCTCCGTACAAGCATAAGCTTTCAGATGCTGCACCTGGGCCCGGATGCTAAGCTGTGCCGTTTCAAAGGAATTCCCGTTTGTCCCATTAGATGTCACGCCCATTCCGCAGAAATTATTCTGCCCCAACGACACCGCCGAATCGGAGAACCTAAAGTTCCCTGTTTCCAGACAGGACTGTGCAAAAGCAACATCCCCTCTCACGCCCTCTGCCTCCCCTTCGGAAAGATACAGCGGAACCATATCCAGCACCGACTGATTGACAGACGGATTTGCCTTCCTGACATACTCACGCATCTGCTCTGCAGATGCCACTGCTTTTCCCATAATCTTTATATAGGAAGAAACATCCTCCGTATGCCCGGAGCCGCCAGTCCTAATCAACCGCTTCAATTCCTCCCACATCCCCTTTGCCCGGATCTGGGAAGGACAGTTTTTTGCACACACATCATAATGCTGTACCACCCGTTCCAACGGGATTCCTGTCTCCGCCATCAACTGCCGTATAAACTCCACCGTATTGGCAAAAGCTTTCTGAAAGTCATACCCCGCCTGCACACACATCTCCACACCAATGCTGTTCCTGTTATTCACCGTCCCAAACAGCCTTCCCCCATAATTCACTCCCACATGCCAGCATCCCCGGCCATGGCCAGCCGCCTGATATACCGTATCCCTGTCATCCGTGTAGTAATGGACGGAAGTGCTCAAATTCCCGTTACACTGCGCCCTGGCATCCGCCCCTGCCGCAAAATTATCCGTATTATGCACCACTATATACATCGGGCTGTTGCTCTCATAAGTGTTATTATCTGACACATACTCCCTACTTACCTTCATCCGATTTTTCCTCCTTTAACTGCTCCAGGACACTTTTCAGCCCCTCCGGGATCGGCAGGCCAATCCTGCCTGCATTCTCTAAAATGGAAATCCCTTCATTGGACAGATAGAAGAAAATTACCGCTGTCCGCAGCACACTCCCATTTTTGATTACATAGGTGTCAATGATATGCCCCACCGCCACCAGACAGAAAATGACCACCTTCTTAAAAATCCCACGGAAGCCCACCCCACTGGACAGCTTCTTTTCCAGCCCCGCAGCCATCAGGCCGGTAAGGTAATCCACCACCACAAAAGCAACCAGGGCATACAAAAGCCCGTCCAGGCCTCCCACAAACCAGCCGAAGAAGCCTCCTGCCGCCGCAAACGCACACTGCACTAAATTCATAAAATCCTTCATTTTTCTCCCTCTCTTCCCTTATTTGGACAAACAAAAAGCGGAAGCCCCCATGGACTGCCGCCTAATCCTGTTCATTCTGTCTTATACTGTTTTTCCTTAACTTATCCCGGATTCTTCCGTCAGCGTATAGGTTATCTTCATCGTCTTATCCACCGTCTTCACCACCGCAGAAGACAGGTTATTAATGCTTGCCAGATACGGAGTCAACAGATACATAGTCCGGTACTCCGAACCATAGCTGCCTCCCCACCCCAGGAGAAAGCTCTTATACTGGAATAAAGGCGTTGCCGCATCATTCAGCCGGAAGCTCCCCTGTGTACGGATAATGGCATCCCCCGCCGTGACCTGGAAATCCCCTCCCACAATCAAATCACCGATAAGCGTCATATAGACCTCACAGGTCCCCGTCTCACACAACGGCCTCCACTTAGAGGTAAACCCCAGGGGAATCAGCGTCACATCCGAAGAATTCGCCGTATTAATCTTATAAATACCCTTTTTGTTATTCGCCATCACATACAGATAACCATTCCTCATACAGCACTTCACATACCGCTCCGGGAATGAACCACTCTCATCCCTGTTTCCCACATCCATCAGCTTGGCATTGGAAAGCGTCCACTGCCCCTCCGTCATGGAATAATCCTCTTTCTTAATCTTCACCCACACCATTGTGGCACTGCCCGAAGAATTCCCCTCATTGGAAAACCCATACCAATACCCATCCCCGCCGTCCAGGAATTCCCCATACAGCGTATAATCCCCCAAGAACCGGAAAGTTGATGTCTGGATCACCCGGTCTTCTAACACCGTATACGTGGTGTCATCCAGCTTCTCATTCAGCCCGATACTAAATATGGGAACCCGCTCCTTCCGAATCCTCAACCCGGTATCCTGGAACGTAATGGAAAACAGCAGGTCCTTTCCAAAATCCACCTCCACCGTCTCAAACAGCACCATCTGCTTTGCCATGGAAAGGCTGTCCAGCTTCACACTCTTCAACTGTAGAAACGTACTGCTGTCATTCACAAGGCTGCCATAGCCATTCTCCCCTCCCTGGGCGCTGGTCAATGCAGCCGCCGCAATCGTTCCATTCCCCTGGCTTGGCGTAAACTCCCACACGAACTTATACCCGTTATCCAGCTTCTTACTCTCCACCTGGTTCAAACTCCCCCTCGCCGTATTCGCCGTGGAATTCACGTTATTAGACGCATAGGCAACAGGCAGATTTCCTGACATACTGTAAATGTTATCCGCCTTCTCCTCCAATACCTGGGAAAATAACAGGATACCCCCAATCATGTTCGGGCAGATGGGAAGCAGATTCCCGTTCCATTCAATCCCGTCAATGCTGTCCCCTGCCTCGTAAAATACTCCCATCGGATTCAGCCCAAGGATATGGTTCACCGCATCCGTCACCATATTTCCCTCCGCCACAGTCTCCACTTCCCCGGTATTCACATCCGTCAGTTCAATCCTCATATTTCCTGCCAGTTTCATAATCCTCCTTAACCGGTATCCACCACATACCCAAATGCACCAATGGAAACCCTTCCCATGCTGTCAGCCATCTGTCTCTGCACTAGCTCCATCGTCTCTAGACCAATGGTTTCCGAAAATCCCCTGACTGCCAGCCCCGTTCCAAGCCGGATCCTGTCCGCAGTCTCCTCCACCGTAATCTTCCCGTCCCACGCCGGAGCCGCCGCCATGCCCTGGCCACTGATGGAAGCAATACAGCCTCCCGTCCCAATCTTCCCCGTTCCTCCCTCCATCCGCAGATACACATGAAAGGTGTTGGTAAAATTCGGAACCAGGTTTTCAATGGGATAATACAGAGGAAGCACATGCTTCCCGCTACCCCAAGTCTCCGCCGGATAATGAACCAGGATTTCCTCATCATTCAATTCATATCTCACATATACGGCGGCTCTTCCATCAGAGGAAACCGTGACCGGCAACTCCACTTCCACCGTAACTTCCTCAGTCATTGGACTGCCATCCTCCGCCACTGCCGGAACCGGAACCACCACGGTTCCCGCCGCCCTTCCCGTCTGCTCCAGGCTCTGCGCCGCCACTTCCACTACCACAATGGCAAAAAACTGTACATGGGTCTCCTCTGCCGCCGCAAACTCAATACTGATAATCTTCACATCTGTATCACTGACCGTATAAGCAGAAGCATTCGTAAACGTATGGATGCCAATCTTCCCCGCCTCAATCTGGTTCAGCAGCCCGGAAAGGTTCTTGTCATTCTTAGACTTCGCCTGTGCCAGCCTGGGATTCTTCCCCACACACTTCAAAGAATGCTTTCCATTAATCTTAATCTGGAACCCCGTAACACAGGTTACCTGCGTCTCATCCGCATGGCCTCCTGAAAATACCAGCACATCCCCCAAATCCAATGCCGGGTTCCCTATGGTATCCGAATCAAAAGGGACATACTTAACCACTGACAAATCCGCAAGGATGTTTTCAAGCAAGGCCTTTCTGGTCTCCTCCAGCCCAAATTGTAACAGCGGGTTCACCCCCAGGTTCATGGTCAGCCCGTCATCAACCTCCAAAGCATAATACTCTGCAATCTGAGTCTTGATATTTGTGGAACTGACTGCCGTGTACCGGGTAATAAAATCCGAAAAGCTGCTGGAAAAGCGCTGCCTGTCCGAAACCGTCATCACCGGTTTGTTCCCATACTTCCGCAGCTCCAGCTTTCCGTCCCGGTTGATGCAGAAAAACCCTCCCAGCACCTGCCCCACATAAAACAGCACATCCCGGTACGTCTCAATATCATTTTCCGTATACACCGACAAAAGCTCCCCACCGTTTGGCATAGCCTCAATCTCCGCCTGGGTGTGGGCAAGCTCCACGCCACACGCCTTACAGCACAGGGCAAGGAACGCATAAGCATTCCCCACTGTCTCAAACCCGTTAAAGTTCTTCTCAAACCGGAGCATATAATCATAACCCTTGATTTCCAGATAATGAAGGGTCCGGTTCGCCTCGCTCACTTCAAAAATCCCCATCGGAATTTCCTCATACCCTCCGCCAGCCACACGCAGATGATAGGACAGCTCTACCTTTGCATTCTCCAACGTATAACGGTCAATCTCCGAAAACAGCGTAATCCCCATCTCCGCCGCATACACTGTCCCAATCTCTATCTCCGTGCTGCCACAGCACTGGCTGGAAATGTAGCCGGACCCCTTCACGATATCCACATTCCCAAACTCATATACCGCCCCATCCCTGGCAGTGATCCTCCCGGTCCAATAGAAATTCCGGGTGTTCTCCTGCACCGACTGCAGAAACGCCCCACTCACCGGATACAAAAGCAGCACCTCCTCCATTTAAGGACACACAAAAAGCACCAACCATTTCTGACTGATGCCTCATAGAAATTTCATATAAAAATAAAACAGGAGTTTTATATTATACTGGTTTAATTAAGTGATTTTCAAAAAACGTATCAAATGTATTTGTTGCACCCCCATGTTCAACAATTTTTCCATTTATCACTTTATCAATATCAACACCTGTAATAGTGAGCTTTTTATTTGTCGGCTTTATACCTATAAATTCTCCCTTATGAGTCCCCTGCATAATGAATTCAGATATAACATAATCACCATCTGAATATTGTTTAATGAGATTCATTGTGTAGTCGGGATAAGTCTTTTTTACATCAACCAGATGCTGCTTCATGCCATTTAATCCAAGCGGAACCATTTTCTCTCCGGCTTTCAGGACACAATCTTCTGAAATATATTGTGGAAGCTCATCCAGTAAATTCTTTGAGACAATTACCTCATAAAAATATTTTACAAGTTCTTTATTTTCCATATTTCCACCTTCTAAACTGTAAGTTTTGGATAATTAAAGTAATTCCAATGCTCTTTTATACAACGGGTCTAATTCGCATCCACAAGTTCCGCATTCTTTATCCGCTTGCTTTATTGACGAAACTAAAATTTCAGTATCTGCCTTACCCTCTAACCATTGCTGTGCCGGAATTGAAATCAAATCCCAGCCCGATTCAGCAAACTTCTCCATAATCTTCTTTAATTCTTCCATTTTACTCCTCCTCAAAATGACAGTAATTAATTCCATGTTCTTCTTTTCAAGTATAACATGCCCACTTTCCATCCAGCAACCTATTCTTAAAACTCCCGCAGGGTAAAGAAAACCTGCCACAGTCCCTTAAATGAAGTGTCCTTCACCAGCCCTGCCTTATATCCCTCCATAAACATCTCCGTCCTTCTCATTTCCAGCGTCCCCATATCAAAATAATCCACGCTGATCTTCTCCTGCTGCTTAAATCCCGTCAGCAGTTTCAGCCACCTGGGGCTTACGGAAAAAGACACGGAAATATTCACCACGCCAGGACGCACCACATCCCTCTGCACAGTCCCGGCCTCCGTCTCCCCGCCGGAATCCGCCTCCACATCCTCCAGCCCAATCTCATAAGAATCCGGCAGGGGAAGCGGTATCCCGTCAAACACCAGATACTGCAAAAACGCCACGCTTATCTCCCTCCCGACCTTAAATTCTGCCTTGCCTGGGCATTCACCACCACCTCATCCAGAAGGGTGCCGCCCACATACACCGGAATACAGATTGTTCCCGCATTCCCCATGTTCTGCATTCCCGCAAACATCTCCCGGATACCGCCCAGCATCTGATGGATGGAATCCGCCGAAGCCGCCTGGCTCTGTGCAGCAGCCATTGCTGGAACTCCCGGCCTGATAACCATATCTGCCGCCACGCCATCCACAGCCTTCTGTACCAGCCCCTTACTCCTCTCAATTCCCTTCGCCAGCCCTCCCATAAAGTCCGGCATCCAGGATTCATACTCCGTCAGCGGCCCCTCATCCGGCACTGAGAAATGCAGGAACGCCGCAATCTTATCCGCAATACTCCTGACCGCATCCACCACATTCCCCACCGCATTCCTGATACCGTTTGCAATCCCGTTTACAATATCCGCACCCCAGCCCCATGCACTGGAAGCCAGCCCGGTAATAAAACCCACCGCCCGGTCAAATCCATCCTTCACGGCATTGTACACATTCCCCATTGCACTGCTGATTCCGCTGACAATACCATTAAAAATATTCGTAACCGTAGATTTAATGGCATTCAGCACTGTGGATATCACAGTCTGGATGGCATTCCAGGCAGTCGTAAGAAAAGTCTGTACTGCCGTTACCACCGTAGTAACCACCATCTGGATGGCATTCCAGACCGTAGAGAAAATGGTCTGGATTACGGTCAGCACCGTAGTAATAATGGTTTTATAGATATTGAAGTACGTTGTGACAATAGTGGAAATCACAGTCAGCACGGTATTAAATACCGTTTTAATTCCTTCCCACACAGCAGAAAAAAAGGCGGCAATCCCATTCCAGACTGTCTGTGCCACTGTGGAAATCCCCTCCCACACCGTGGAGAAAAACTGTGAAACCGCCGTCCATGCCGCACTTGCTGTCTGCTTAATGCCCTCCCACAGCCCTGCAAAAAACTCCTTAACGGCATTCCAGATTTTAATACAGGCTGCCTTAATCTCATCCCAATGCTCAATCAGCAGCTTCCCAATAGCGATAACAGCCACAATCACAGCAATTATGGCAAGAATCGGCGCACCCACACTGGCAATGACCGGAATCAGGGCGGAAATTACAGGGGCAACCATCCCGACCACGCTCATTACCGCACTGATTCCAGTGGCAATCTTTCCAATAATAATCAGCACCGGCCCCATTGCCGCCACGATACCGGCAATCACCACAATCATCTTCTTTGTGCCATCAGACAGCCCGGAAAACCAAGTGGTAAACGCCTTTATTTTCTCAGCCAGAGCCACAATAACAGGAGCCAGCACACTCATAACTGCAGAACCCAGCTCAATGGCGGTATTCTTCAACTGGTTCAATGCCTTCTGGATGGTATAGGAATTGGTATTCAATTTATCAAACGCCGTCTCCGTTGCCCCTGTGGAATTCTGCATCTGCTCCAAGGTTCCATTAAATACAGCCGCACTGTCCCCCAGCAGGATTAGCCCCGCCTTTCCCGCCTCGGCACTTCCCCACAAATCACCAAAGGCCAGCCCCTGCTCCTTTGTACTGTCAGAAATAATCTGCAGCACATCGGAAAGGCTGGCCCCGTCCTTCATCAGTTCCAGAAAGGACTTTCCCGTCTTCTCTTTCAAAGTATCCGACACCTTCGTGCCGGATTTGCCCAACTCATTCATCATGGAATTCATATAGGTGGTAGATTCTGCAGTTGCCACACCGTTGGAAGTCATCAGTGCATAGCCCGCCGCCACCTGCTCCAGAGCCACCCCGTTTGCCTTGGCTGTGGGGATAATCTTACCCATGGAAGAAGAAAGCTCTCCTACCGTGGTCTTACCCAGGTTCTGTGTCTGGATCAGCACATCCGACACCCTGGTCACCTCAGAAGCCTCCAGACCATAAGCATTCATAATCGTAGTCAGCACATCCAATGCACTCCCAGCATCCGCAAACCCAGCTCTTGCCAGCTTCGTGGAGTTAGAAACGAAGTTTACCGCATTCCCGGTCTTCTGCCCTGCAGAGATGGCATCATACACATTACTGGCAATCTCTGTGGAACTGATACCCGTCTGGTTTGACAAGTCAAGGATAGCCTTCTCCAGCTCCGCCAGCGGCACCTCCGTGGTGTCCGCAATGGTATTCACCTTCGCCATGGCATCCTCAAAATCCATTGCCATCTTTGCGGAGGCTCCGCCAGCCGCTGTAATGGCTGCAGTGACCGGTAGCATCTTCTTCCCTGCAGAAGTGGCGGCATCCCCGAACTTCCCCACCTTCTCCGCCGCCTGTGTAAACCCGGAAAGGGAGGTATTGGTCTCCTGCGCCTGTCTTTCCAGGTCCTTTAAATTCTGCTCCGTCTCAATGATTTCCCGCTGGAGGGCATCATACTGGTCTTTCGTGATGTCTCCCCGTTCAAACTGCTGCTGGACCTGCTGCTGGGCGGATTTCAACGCCTCCAGCTTATCCTTCGTCTCCCCGATGGCATCCGTCAGGAGCCTCTGCTTCTGTGCCAGCAGCTCTGAATTATGCGGGTCCAGCTTTAAAAGTTTCTCCACATCCTTAAGCTGCGACTGCGTGTTACGGATTTCGGAATTGACACCTCTTAACGCGGTTGTAAGTTTGGTGGTATCACCGCCGATTTCAACCGTGATACCCTGTATTCGGTTGGCCATGCGATACCTTACCTCCTGTTTTTTGGACACAAAAAAAGAGCCGGTTAAGGCTCAAAATATATAGAAAGGCATCTGCCGCTTTGGAACAGGTGCCTATGTATAAGTAACTATTCTATTTATGATTCTTCTCGCTGTAAAACTCAAAACTATATTTCTGTTTTCCATAGTGAATACATCTTCATGTCTTTAACTTTTCCATCCCTTACAGCATTACCTTTTAATGTACCTTCGCATTTCATATACTTGTTATATCAATTTCAATAGGATTTCCCCATCTGTCCTCACCTCTAATCAAAAGTGTGCCATTAATAAAGGCAAACTTCTGATATTCGTTAGTATATCTTGCGTAATAATCTCGTTCAAATTGTACATCACCAATTATATCAATAAATGAATTATTTGTTTCTATTCTTGGAACTACCTTCAAGATACTATTATATTTGGTTTCTCCTCTGGAAGAAATTAAAATTCTTGCTTCATGCATATAGTCGTTACCTGCTTTAGAATTCATATAATCTCTAATGGCAAATTGTGAATTACCAAACTCTTTAAAGTCAACCCTATTTCCCATGATATCCCTCCTACTATTTTAGCTTACTTCTCACAATTTAACTCTACAATATATGAGAATTATACTAAAGCCTTTTCTTTACATCAAGTATTCTATTGCAAGAGCAATTAGTGATAAACAACGATTAAAAAGATAATCATAATAACGGACATCTGTAATATCAATCTTATTAGTTTCATGATGGCGTATGCGATATTTATTTCCAATGTCCGTTAACATCTTAAATTCATCATTAAACAAATCAATATAGTTATCATTCCCATTTGCCATATCACTTACTATTTTTTCTGATGAATGTTTCTTATCCAATGTTGTATAGTAAGTTTTAAGACGTTCAAACGCATCCCATATCTTTTCCACAGAATCTTGTCTTGCAGATGGATTTGGTGTCTTATATAATGCAACCGCATCTTTTAGCAATTCTCTTGTGCCTACCTCACGTACTGCTTCAAAATTATTTTCTATTTCTGTTGTAAGTGGACTATTCTCAACAATTCTTTCAATAATTTTTTCATCTGTTAGTTCATATAGTAATCCCGACTCAATAAATATTTCATTTATTGCATCTTGAAAATTTTCAAATATATCTGAAGTATTAAGGCAGTCTATCGTTTGGTAGTTTCGGTATCTCTCATTATTCCACCGTTCAGAGATATCTTCAATATTTTGTGCAAAGAACTCAATAAGGTCTAAAAGTGCATATTGATCATATTCATCGTCATTTGTCGGCACGCAAATCCTATCATACTCATCCCGAAAGAGTGACGGTATTCTTATTTTAATTCTAGTTATAAATCCTTTTTCATCAAATGCAACATAGTCACTGTCTGTAAAATCATGATGACAGTTTAGAGAGAAAATATGTGTTAAGTTTTTTTGATATCTTTTACAACAATTAAAAAGTAATGCATACATATCTTTGTTAATAGAATATGTCTTTTCCCTTGGTGCTCTTAATCCATGTCTTTCAGTATATAATTTCATAAGCCATCTCCTTAATTTCCGATTTTATGCTAATCAAACCAGCTATTTCTCCTACTAGTATATCAGGAAACAGCCAGCCAATCAATGTAAACAAACCCGGAATCAGAACCTATCAAAATCCTCCTGCGTAGCCACCTGGGCAAACTTACACTCATCATTCCTGCTCTCCGCATACATATCATTTATCATCCCAATCGAAAGCAGTTCCAACTCCTGTATCGAAATCCCCAACTGCACACACCGCAGGAGGAACAGCGGCGTTGTCATTTCCCGCTCTGTCGGGCGGAGTTTTTTTTAGCCTCCACATCCGTCTGCACATTCAGCCCCCACAGTTCAATCAGCTGGGGCAGCACCTGGTAAATAGAAAACGTATTAAACCCGTCCAGCCACTCCGCCGCCGTGTCCGGAATCGAACCATCCGCATGTTTTGCCATCACAAAAGCAATATTTTCAAACAGCTCCAGGGAAAACAAGTCAAGGCCAGATTCCCCTTCCTCCGAACCATTCACACTCTGTTCCAACGCCCGCAGATCCTTATAAATATCCCGCTGGAACTTCAACCTGTAAATCCGTGGGATAGCCGCCGATGCCTTGAAAGACACCTCCCGCCCGTCAATCTCTATTTTTTTAACTATGCTCATTTTTCCGCCGTCTCCTTCCCTGCCTGATTCACCGCTGCGGTTTTTACCGCCCCATTCTTTAACATATAACTGGCAGGCTCTGCAGGTTCCGCCGTCACTGACGGTATATAAACAGCCTTATACCAGTCATCATACACCTTCGCTGTGGTGGTGTCTCCCGTCTTCGCTTTCACATACCCGCTTGCCAGCGGCCTTGCCTTAACCGTCAGCGTTTCCGTCTGCACCTCCCTGGACTCCTCATTCGTCTTGGACTCAATCTTTGGGCGGGAGGCCGAACAGTTATACAGCACATGGCGGATTTTCTTCACATCCCCGTCAAACTCAAACAGCAGGGCAAAACTCCCTGTCTCCGAATTACAGTTCTCCACCAGCACCTGGTTGTCATCCGCTTCCTCCTTCAAAATCTCCGTCCGGAAAGACTCCGGTATCATGGCCAGCTCCAAGTCCCCATCATACCCCATATTATTATTGATGACATAATACTCCACGCCGTCCGCATAAAAAGATTCCGGCTCCCCATTCGGGTCCAGGCTCAAAGACACCGCACCCGGCATTGCCACCGGCACCCCAAACGCATCCTTCCCTTCCTCCCCCGCAGTCAAAGGAGCATAGTGTACATTACAGATATTAAACTTCACCTTATTTCCCATCACTCAGACCTCCATTCCATACAGCACCTCATACAGCCGCTCCGATTCAATCCATACCTCACTCTTCCCATAGAAAATGCCATGCCTCTCCAACACAGCTTCCACCCGTTCCTCCAGCTCCGCCGATTTATACTCCGTGTACAGCTCCAGATGCAGCCTGTTCTTCTTAAAATAGGCAACCCCGTCCGCCGCAAAATTCCTCGATTCCGGGTAAAGAAACACCAGGAACGGCGGATCCGGTGACTGCCCTTCTGCAAAATGGTCATAAGCAGAAGGAAGACCCATTTCCTCCACCATGGCAACCACCTGTTCCTGCGTCATCCAGATAACCCCCGTTCTATCTTTGCCGTCAGTTCCTCCGCTCCCCTTTGTTCCGCCGGAGCAATATGAGGAACAGCCTGTACCCGGCCTCCTCCACGCTTCGCATGTCCGTGTTCCAGCAGGTGAGCAATCTGGTAACGGTCACGGCTGTGCACTACCATAGTTAAGGAATTAGCATTTTCCTGTACCTTCTTAGCCGCCCAGCTTTTCTGATACTTCCCGGTCCTTATTGGAGCATTTCCCTGGATATCCTTCTTCACAGACTGGCTGAATTCTGCCACACAGTCCTTCATCACTTCATTGGAAAGCTCCGCATACTCCGCCATGGTCTGGGCAAGCGCTTCCGCCATCTGGTCCACACGCACCCTCCTGTCCGCCATCCCCTACCTCTTCACTTTCTCTGCCCGCAGTTTCACAGTCCGATTCTGGTACTGCATGAAATCCACAAAGGTGATATTGTAAATCTCTCCTCGGAACAGTATCCTGTACCTTGTGCTGTCCAGGTCCTTCAACACCTCACAATACCGCACGATAAAAAACAGGGATGCCTCCTGGTTCACCTGCGCCGCCTCCCAGTACTCCTTCCCTGAAAGGTTGTTGGCATAAGCCCAGCAGGAATAATAATCCGCCCACTCATTCCGCTGGTTCCCGTCCTTATCTCTTACCATACGGTTCTGCTGAATCACAATCCTCTGCCGCCACTGCCCTATCTTCATCAGAACACCTCATCCCTCTGTCCAAAGAGCAGACATTTCAGTGTCATAGTCAAATCCTTGAAATCCGCCTTTTCCCGGTTCTCATACAGATAAGAAACCCCATACAGCACCGCTGTCCTGACCGGCTCCGATACCTCCGCCTCCGGTCCAAACCCACACCGGAGAATATCGCCGCACAGACTTTCCGCAGTTGCCTCCAAAGCAAGGAGAAGCCCGTCCTCATCCGCACTGTCAATCCTCACATACTCTTTGATTTCTTCCAATGTAACAAGCATCCGGCCTCTCCCTCCTGTTTTTACAATGCAGCCTTATGCCCCTGCTTTCATTGCCAGCGTCTTTACAGCCTCAGAAAGAATCAGCTTGCCATCCACCCTCTGGCTTGCCAGGAAACCCACCTGCCCGGTTGCCGCAAACAGTTCATTGAGCCGCTTAAAGCTCCTTCCCTGCCGGTCCGCAATCCAATAATACGAAAAATCCCCAAACGCCATCACCTTCTTCCCGGCCTCCACCTCCGGCACATAGGAAGAAGTATGGTACGGGCGGTTCAGAATCATATCCGGCTGCCCTGCCTGGACTGACGGCTGCCAGATATAATTCCCGTTATTGTCTTTCAGCTTCCGCAGTGCTTTCACAGTTGTATCATTCAACACCCAGACAGCCTTTTTCCGGTATGGGGATTTTACGGAATAAAACAAATCCATCACATCCTCAAAAGAAATATTTGCCGTGGAGGTTGTGATCCCGTCCGCCGCCCCTCCGCTGGTATTGAAAATCCCCGTAGGCTTCCCGGTCCCGTCCCCGACAAAAAAGGCTTCCTCCTCCTTGGAGCCGATTCTTCTTCCGAACTCCTTAGAAATGTAAGCCTCCAAATTAAATGCACTGTCATTCAGCAGCTCATCGGACACCTTAATCATGGTCCCGACCTTATAAGCCCCAATAGACACCTGGCTGAACGTGTCATCCGCTTCCGTAAACGCCCCTTCCTCGTCAATCCAGGCAGCTTCCCCCTTGCTTGCCACCACCGGAATCTTCCTGTCACCGCTGGAAGTCTGGATAACCGTGGCAATACTGCGGAAGAAATTCTCCTCCTCCAAAGCCTCCACCAGCGTACTCTCAAATTCATCCGGCACCAGATACCCGCCCTCGGAATCCGTGCCGATCTGCAGGGCATTATCCACATCAAAGTAATTCTTCCTGCGCATAGCATTCCAAAATGTTCTCCTGTACTGATCTGATGCCCTCCCCTTCTTCGCCTCTCCGTCCGGGTCTCCATTGGGTTTATTTGTGATAGGCATGGAAGTGGGCCGGTTCAGTTCCGCATCAATGGCAGACTGTCTTTCCAGCCGCTCAATCTCCTTCCCCAAATCCACCACATCCTTTTCCATCTTTTCATAGACAGCGGTATCCTCTGCACAAAGCAGCCCGTCATTCCCTCTCTTGGTATCCAGAAACGCCTTGGCTGCCTCCCATGCCTTTGCTCTCTTTTCCCTCAACTCCAAAACCTTGCTCATATGCTTTCCCTCCATATTTAATGTGCTAATAAATCCAGCCGCTTCTCCAACTGCTCCACCGGAACCATCCCTTCCCGCTGCTTTGGTATTAACTTATCCAACAGGGAATTCGTGACCGCCGCCCTGGAAAACATTAAGCCTTTCAGTTCCGTCCCATCCTTCTTTTTCCGTTCCCCGCTTCCGCATTTGTCCCCTGAAATCACATCCGCAAAGCCAAGCTCCACCGCCTTCTTCGCATTAAACCAGCTCTCCGCATCCATCAGGTGGGAAATCTTCGTCCGGTTCAAACCGGTCTTGATCTCGTAGGCGTTCATAATGCTCTCCTTCACTTCGTCCAGCATCGCCACAGCCTTTTTCATCTCCTCCGAATCCCCGATTGCTATCGTCATGGGATTGTGAATCATCATCATAGCAACCGGAGACATCTGGACCATAGTTCCCGCCATAGCGATAACAGAAGCTGCCGATGCCGCCAGGGCGTCCACTTTCACCGTCACATCACCCTTATACTCCATGAGCATGTTATAAATCTGCGCCGCCGCAAACACATCCCCTCCCGGAGAATTAATCCAGACCGTGATATCCCCCTGTCCGGCCTCCAGCTCCCTGCGGAACAGCGCCGGTGTCACCTCATCCCCATACCAGGTCTCATCCGAAATCTCCCCATCCAGATACAGCGTCCTGCCGCCCTCGCCCTCATTCCTTACCCAGTTCCAAAACTTCCGTTTCAACCGCATCCCTCACTTCCCGGCATAAAAAAAGCCAGCCGGTGTTTTTTACAACCGTTGGCTCCTGTTCCTGCCTGATTCAATTCCATCTTTATTTTCCCTCTTCCACCGCCTGATGCCCGGCAAATATCCCGGCATCTTTGAGCTTCGTCATGTTCCCGTTAATCAGGTACAAATCCCCGCCTTCCTCCGCCGGAATCAGGTTCATATTCTCCATCTCCCTGATATCATTCGTTGACAGCCACCCGTTCTGCCGCCCCACGGAATACCCGCCCATCCGGCTCTGGTAATCCCCACGGAGCAGACCGTCCACGTTCAGCTTCACAAAATACTCCTGTTTCTCCTCCGGCAGAAACAGCGATTTCTGTAAAGACTGCTCCCACCGGATTACCCACGGGTCCAGCGTATACTTCACAAACTCCAGCGACTGCTGCTCAATATTGGAAAAACTGGATTTATCCAAATCCCCCACCATATGCGGCGGAATCCGGTACAGCCTTGCAATCTCGTTAATCTGGAACTTCCTTGTCTCCAGAAACTGTGCCTCCTCCGGCGGGATGCCGATCTGCTGGTACTTCATCCCCTCCTCCAGCACCGCCACCTTCCCGGCATTCCTGCTGCCGCCATAGACCGACTGCCAGCTCTCCCTCACCTTTGCCGGATCCTTCAAAACCCCTGGATGTTCCAGCACACCACCGGGATTCGCCCCATTCTCAAAAAAAGAAGCTCCATACTCCTCACAGGCCAGCGTCATCCCCACCGCATTCTTCGCCATGGCAATAGGGGAATACCCCACCAGACCGTCAAATCCAAGCCCCGGAATATGCAGCACATCCTCCTGCCGCAGATACACCCTTCCATAATCCTCAAAGTTCGGGTTCTCGTCACTGTTCCGGGTATAGATATAATAAAGCTGCCCGTTCTCATCCCGGTCAACTTCCATCTTGTCCGGCAGGAGCGGATACAGTGATAATACCCTGCCATTCCCGTCCCGGATAATCTGTGCAAATGCGTTACCCCAAATTGCCAGATGACTCATCAACGTCTCCCGGAACACAAACGAAGTCATTTCCGGGTTCGGCTCATTATGAAGGAGATAATACAGCGGATGGTCATGCACCCGCTCCTTGCCGTCCTCCGTATAACGGTACACATGGATAGGCAGCGATGCCACCGCCTCCGACAAAATCCGTACACAGGAATATACCGCCGTGGTCTGCATAGCAGTCCGCTCATTCACTGTCTTTCCGCTGGTACTCCTTCCAAAGAAAAAGGAATAAGCCGAGCCGCCGTAACTGTTCCTTGGCTTATCCCTCGCCCCACGTATACCTAAAATGAATGGTAACTTCATACACGCCTCCTAAAAATAAGCAAAAGAAAAGCACCTCCGAAGAGATGCCCACTTAAATTTTCATATTGTCACTCCATAAAGCTTAAATAATTCTTCAAAAAACTGAGTTATTTTTCTTTTGGGTTTTTGATCTGCCATGAACTCATATCCACCAAACCTAAACACATTATATCCATATAACTTTAATTTTCTATCATCCTCCACCATTTCTGCATACTTTTTTGAAGAAGCAATATCTTTCTTCACCTTGCTGAGACCTTCCTTTGTTGCCACCTCCAATTCCTGCTCCTCAGAATAATGCTGTTTCCCATCAATTTCTATAACCACTCTTTCCTTGTCAGAAAAAAGCATTAGAAAATCCATTCTTTGATGAACATAAACCGCCCCATTTCTTAATACTGCTGATTTAGGGTCATAGTGACAGTAAACCTGTGGAATCAATGCTGGGATCTTACAATTATTCTTCCCTTTTACAAAGTAGGTGTAATAAACCCACATAAAATTCTTTTCAGGGTTGGAATCCATAGATTTTATAAGCCGTTCAAAAAACTTATCTGCGTCCTGCTCATCATATTTTTCAGAATTATTCCACCATGTAACCAAGTCTTCCCATGTTAAACCTGAAGATGGAACATTTTGATTATAGACTAAACAGTCAGCACCATTCTCAATTACCCGGATTGTATTACTAAGCGAATCTTCCAGAACAATATCTGGCTTTCCACCTATCCCAGCAAATATAATATTCTTTACTTCATTTCCAACACCTCTAACATTCTTTTGCAATAGAAAAACGGGATTACCGGAAACATAGTTAGAACAAAGCAAAGTATATCCATCAACTTTCAAAAATGAATTCAAAACATTTACATATTCTTTTTGCCTTGATGAATCACGCAAATCAGGATATATTAGCTCTTCAATAAACCTTTTGAATGTATTATCACTCACATAAATGACTTTTAATACATCTTCCAATAGTTGCTTGTATGTTAAATCATCGTTTCGTACCATGTGTCTTAATATGTCTTCTTCTCTGTTAGATTCACCATATATTGAAGACATATTTTTCAAATCCCATATTCTGTTTAAGAATTTGTTGATTTGAAGTTCACCTTCTAAATCCGTTTGCTCCGCTAACCAGTTTAAAATTTTTCTTCTGGTTACTGTTGTAATTTCAAATAATTCAACCTCCAAATATCTATCAATCTGTTCTATTAAATCCGAACAGTCTCCATCTGCAATTATAGCTTTAACCAAATCAACAATTTCGTTATCTTTCATTTTGTTGATTCCACTTTTAAGATAAGTAGCTTTACTGTGCATAGGGTCTAAATCATTATTACACGGAATTTGAAGTCTCTCGCATATAGAGGGCAGATCAAGGGCGCTATACAATCGTAAGTAATTTACTAATGAATCTCTAATGATTCCACTATTATTCAAAAAATCACTCCTCGTTTTTCTTTCAGTATATCACAAACTTTAGAATACCAAAATCCCCCTGTCATCATACACGCTTCCCGAACTCCTGCCGTTCCTGATTGCCCGGTCAAGCGCCATCACCGTTGCCACCGCCCCGTCAATCTTCTCCGTAGACTTCTCCTTATCCGGCTTGATATTACCTGCCGGATCCGTCCGTACAAAAATATTATCCATCATCCACCGCAGAACCGGATGCCCACCATGGGCCAGCCTCTGCTCCAGCGTCAGCTTCATCAGCTCCTTGCTCGGCGGTGACATATCCTTAAACCCCTGCCCAAAAGGAACCACCGTAAAGCCAAACCCTTCCAGATTCTGAACCATCTGCACTGCTCCCCACCGGTCAAACGCTATCTCCCTGATATTGTACTTTATTCCAAGCTCCTCAATAAATTTCTCTATGAACCCATAATGGATGACATTCCCCTCCGTAGTCTTCAAAAACCCTTGCTGCTCCCAGTTATCATAAGGCACATGGTCCCTGCGTACACGCAGCCGCATATTCTCCTCCGGTATCCAAAAATACGGCAGCAGGATATACTTTTCATCCTCTGTCCTGGGCGGAAACACCAGCACCAGAGCCGTGATATCCGTAGTGCTGGACAAGTCCAGCCCTCCAAAACACTCCCGGCCAAGCAGTTCCGTCTCATCCACCGGAAACCCACAGGCATCCCATTTCTCCATCTGCATCCATCTTGTGGACTGTTTCACCCATTGGTTCAGGCGCAGCTGCCGGAAAATATTCTCCTCCGCCGGGTTATCCAATGCACTCATGCAGGCATTACGCACCTTATCAATATCAATGGTATACCCCAGGGACGGGTTGGCATCATACCACACCTTCTCCGAAGTCCAGTCATCCTCATCCGATGCCCCATAAATCACCGGATAAAAGGTATCGTCAATCTTCCTCCCAAGGATGATATCTTCCGCCTTCTGATGCTGCTCAAAACACACGGAATGGCGGTCTGTCCCTGCCGTAGTAATCAGGAAAAACAAAGGCTGCGTCCTGGCATCCCCGGAGCCTTTCGTCATAACATCAAACAGCTCCCGGTTCGGCTGGCTGTGCAGCTCATCAAAAATAACCGCATGGACATTCAGCCCATGCTTCGTATACGCTTCTGCCGAAAGCACCTGATAAAAACTGTTGGTGGGCTGATACACCAGCCGCTTCACCGACATGACCGGTTTTATCCTCTTTTTCAGAGCCGGACATTGGTCCACCATATCCACCGCCACATCAAATACAATAGAAGCCTGCTGCCGGTCAGACGCACAGCCATAAACCTCTGCACCCCACTCATTATCCCCACAGGTCATGTAAAGAGCCACGCCGGCCGCCAGCTCTGACTTCCCGTTCTTCTTCGGAATCTCCACATAAGCGGTGTTGTACTGCCTGTATCCGTTTTCCTTCAATGTCCCAAAAACATCCCAGATAATCTTTTCCTGCCAGGGAAGCAGCTCAAAAGGCTGCCCCCGCCATCTTCCCTTGGTGTGTTTCAGGCAGTTGATGAACTCCACTGTCCGCTGTGCCTTTCCCTCGTCAAACACTATCTGCTTCCCCCTTTAAACAGCAGAAGCTCCATAGCATCACTTTCCTTATCTGCACTGTCAGACACCGCAATCCGCCCTCTGGAAGAAGGAGTCAGCCCGAACTGTTCGCAGAACCGGTTCATGATTTTCAGATACGTCTGGGCAATGGAAACCTGTGGGACCTGCTGGCAGTATCCAGAGGGTGTTTTCACAACCTGCCCATGTTCAGAAAGATATTCCTCCGCTTCCTTCCATCTGGCATAAGCCTGGCAGTACCCGGCAAAAGCCGCCATATCTATCTCTGTCAGGATCCCCAGCTGCTCCATCTGCTTTGCCATACGCTTCCATTCCTTCTTTGCCTCATCCTCCAGCCATGCCGGGCACCTGGGAGCCTTCTTTTCCGGTTTCGGTTCCCCCGCATTCAATGCCCTTTTTCCCGGATTTCCTTCCAAAACCTTCACAGCCGCAGGCTTTGGCTTCCTTCCCCTCTCTGCCACCGGCCACACCTCCTTCCTCTGGGGCTTCCATCTGACTTATAGCCCTGCTTCTCCGTTGTCCTTCATAGCTGCCTCCATTACAAGCTCCCGGCTCTCCGGCAGTGCCATAGCCACCGCATAAGCCACTGTAGCCGTCACCGCATTCCCGGCCTGCTTATAAAGCTGCGACTCCGAATTGACAGCCGCCGCCTTCTCATACAGCACGTCCGGGAATCCCTGCAGCCGGAAACACTCACGGGGAGTCAGCTTGCGGATTTTTCCCCCATCCAGGAAAACACCATGCCGGTCCTGGCAGGTCAGCGTAAACATCGGCTCCCCCTCCGCCTTCATCCGCCTACCCTGCTGCCGTGTCTCCAGTTTGTCCGGCACGGTCAGCGCCCTGGCTTCCAGCACCCTGGAATTCATCCCCCAGGTATTCAGCCCCGCATCACACCTGGCAATGAGGCACCGGGCCTGTTCCGTAATCTTCGGATGGTTCAGCGTCCGGTCCACAAAAAACCTGCTGTCCGGTTCTGCCTCTGCATGATTACTCCCCACAACATACAAGCCGGTCTTTCCTCCTGCGCCTCCCCCATTTGCAGTCAGGCTGGCAGAAACACCGGAAGAATCATACACCCGGTATCCCTGCCTCCCTCCTATAACCTCTTTAAGAGTTCCGCTGTCCTCTCCGGCGACAGGTAATATTTCCCGTCCACCTCTGCTTCTAAGATTTGCGATAAGGAATATCCGCTCCCGGCTCTGGGGCACTCCGAATTCTTTAGAGTTAAGCACCTGCCACCGGACGTCATACCCTGCTTCATCCATTTCAGAGAGAACTGCGGCAAAATCGAATCCCCCATTAATTGAAAACAGGTTTTTAACGTTTTCAACAAGTAAGTATGTGGGTCTATCACCTTCCTCTTTGCCTTTGATGAGGTCAATAATGCTGTAATAAATCCCACTTCGCTTTCCAGACAGCCCTCCCTGTTTCCCTGCGATGGAAATATCCTGGCATGGGAATCCAAAGCACCACACATCTGCATATGGGATTTCCTCTGGTTTGAGTTTTGTGACGTCATCCGCTTTCCACTCCCCTTCCGTATCATACATGGCCTCATAAGAAGCCCTTGCGTATTTGTTATATTCACAATAGCCAATACACTTATGCCCGGCATTCTCCATCCCCAGCCGGAACCCGCCAATACCGGCACATATATCAAGAAATGTCAGCCGTGCCATAGCCGTCCCCTTCTGTATCCCCGGCAGTATTTACCCCGAATTTCAAGTCATAAAAATAAGCGGCTCCCGGAAACTGCCGCTCAAAGTCCTCCAGATATTTGTAACAGGCGCTTCCCCTGCCATTTTTTTCCGCAAACTCCCGTAAGCTCTCCTTCTTGAACATCCCCGGCTGGTTCGCCCACCTTGCAATAGACACATACATGCCACGGAAAGGGCTTTCCACATACCGGTTGAACCGCATTACATAGGCCAGGCATTCATGCCGCATCAGAATCTCAATCCGTTTCAGCAGTGAAAACACATCCTCTGCCCAAAAATCCCTGTCCCATTTCCCTTCCCGGTCAAACCCGCAGAAGCAGTAAAAACGCAGTTTAGCATCTGTATACTTCCTTGCCAGTATAATCTTCTTCTCTATCAGTTCCGCATCCGCCACATTATCAAATGCAAAAGAATAAGAGTCATCATACCGGCTGGAAAACAATGCCGCACACTTCCGGTCATCCAAAAGCCTTTCATCCAGCCCCTGCCGGAACTGGAAGGGCTTCCCGGTTCCTTTTAATTTATCCAACATTTCTTCCCACTTTGAATAACCGAAAAAATTATCATCCAGGAGGCATATTTTTTTCCGTTTAGGATCCACAAACTCTTCCAAAGGGCTGTGCATCTGTACCCGGTCATAATTCTGGTTCACGCAGAACTGGCATTTGCGGAAACACCCTCTTGTCAGGAATCCGATGGAATAATCCAGGTAAAACCGGTAATCGTTCCTTTTGCTACCGGCCTCCAGTTTTTCTGCCACCCAACTGTCATACAGGTGATAGTCCGGCATACAGTGTTCCACCTCTTCCGGCAAAACCGGGGCCTTGTCATAATAAAACCCGGTCCCACCATAGGTGATGTTTTCCATTTCAAGGACATCCTCCGGCACTCCGGTATCCGTGAACACCTTTGACAGATAAACCTGGTCAAAATACTCCAGCCCATCGTAATCCGTTTTCAGCGTCACCTCATCGCCCATCCCCTTATGCCAGCTGGAAAGCTTCATACAGGCTAAATTAGGAAACCTGTGTCTGCTCCTGCCAATCAAATCTGCATCAATTACAGCTACCTTCCCCATCCGGTTCCTCCCTGTCTCCGGGCATAAAAAAAGCAGGTTCTTCCCTGCCAAGCCTCTTTTTCAGCTCCCTTTGGAATTCACTGCTCCTTATGTCCTTTCCTTCACGAATTCGTTCCTCTTCAAACTGGAACCTGATCTCCAGTTCATCCACGGAAAAATCCTTGCGGAAGTTCCTCCATGTTTTGGATTCCCATTCCAGGAGCTGTGCCCACAGTCCGGGAAACTCCCTGCGCAGGGTCCTAAGTGCTTCCAGCCCCTGCAGTGGGCAGCACCAGCAGGATACCCGGTCAAACAGCCGGTAAAGCCCGCCCCAGTCATATCCCCACTCATAGCAGTAGGCCAGGCAGTCCTTCTCCGTCATCCCCCACTCTACAAGGGGATAGCAGAACTTCCTCACCCTCTGGGGTTCGTCTGCCGCAATCCCGATATACTGCACGATTTCATACTCTTGCCTGAGACTGGAAAGATACTGGTCTATCACCTGTGTTTTCAGTCTTTTGGTACACCAGCGGTTCTTCGGTCCTGCCCAGCTCATACCGGTCTTCCCCATATAGGTGGAACCCTGTTTCCTGTCTGGGGTAAAATGGAACATAAAATATTCAAAGTCACGCTCCGCTTTCAGCCACACTACCGGAACAGTAATTGCCTGCTCCACCTTCCGCACATGGTCATACATCTGGGGAAATTCTAATCCCGTGTCACAGAATAAAACCAAATCCAGCGGCCGCTGTTCCTCAACCAGCCGAAGTACCATTGCCGTGGAATCCTTCCCGCCGGAAAGCGAGGCAACATACAGCTTATCCTTTCTGCCTGCCTCATGCACCCGGTTCTCCTGTATTCCCCTGTCCCTGCAGGTTCATGGAAACAGCTTCTCCATAACCTCCCATGCCATGTGCCCTGCAGTAATTCCGTACAATGTCACGGGACAGCCCCACTGCAGAGGCAATGGCTTTATATCCTTCCCCCTGTGTCCGCAGTGCCTTAATCTGTGCCGCCTGCGCATCCGTCATCTCTCCATCCTCCAATTAAAAAGACTGAAAAGCCACTCTTATGAGCAGTTTATCAGCCCAAAAACACAGGATTCCCATAGACTTTTCACAGAACTTTATCTGCCGCAATCCTTGGAAATCCTGCGTTTATGTATGATGGAATGCCCCTTTTCCTATCCCCCCTGCTAATTTCTGCGAAAATTCACGTTTGAGAGGGCATCGGTTTCCGGGGGAAGGGTCCTGGAGATTATCACTTCCCCTCCCCATTCGGAAAAATCCACGGAAAAATATACAGGACTAATATCTATACTCCTGATACCTGTCCTCTGTCATCGTCTTGCTGTCATGACAGTTCTTACACAGTGCCTGCCAGTTTGACTCATCCCAGAACAGTTTCTCATCCCCACGGTGCGGCACAATATGGTCTACTACAGAAGCCTTCACCAGCCTGCCCTGTTCCTGGCAACGGACACACAGCGGATGTGCTTTCAGGAACCTGCTTCTTGCTCTGCGCCACCGGCCGTCATACCCACGCCCGGATGACGTGGCACGGTCTCCCCTGTGTAATGCCTCGTGTTCTTCACAATATTTCCCGGAAGTCAGTCCCGGACACCCCGGATGCTTACAGGGCTTCTTCGGTTTCATCGGCACAGTGCCACCTCCTTTCCTATGTAACGGGCAGGGTGAAAGGATAAAGCCCCTGCCCCATGCGAAGACAAAAGAAAAAGCCCCATGGATTTCTCCACAGAGCTTCTTACAGTTCTTCGCAGTTTAAGGATAACACAGGAAACTGTTCAATTCAATCAACTCTTTCGCTACACTTTGTCTACCAATAGTCTACCATCAGCTCAAAAGATAACTTTCCGTCTGCTTCTCCCGGAATTCATAAAAACTGTCCAGTTCCTTTACTGCCTTCTTCCGGTATTTCCCTATCATGGAATGGCTGACACGGTACTTAATCATTAGTTCCTCCCATGCCATCCTTTCCATAACCAGATCCTTTACAAACTCCGGCAACCTCCCGCTTAACTGCATAACGGCATATTCAAAGAACGTGATTTCTTCCTGCAGGTATTCGTATCTTTGAAACAGGGAATCATACCAGTCATCATCCATCCTCTCTTTTACCCGGCGGTAATGGATGGCTGTCTTTCCTGTTTTATCAGATATCCCGCTGGTCTGCACCCGTTCCCCCTGTGGTCTGGCATAATTCATACTCTCTATCACATCCGTGTACGGCACTCCCTCAAAATGCCGCATCCGGAATTCCAGCACAAGGCACTCCTGTTTCATTTTCCGGTACTCCTTAAACATCTCTCCTGCCGTCATGGCTCCAACCTCCCATCCTCGCTCTCACCGCATCCACCAGCGCCGACTGCCCGCAGTCCTTTTTCTCCAGCGCCTCCATCACCCGCTCATCCAGTGTATCCTTTGCAATCAGATGATGGATGACCACCGTTTCCTTCTGTCCCTGCCGCCATAACCTTGCGTTCATCTGCTGGTACAATTCCAAGGACCAGGTCAACCCGAACCAGATTAATGTGGAGCCTCCAGCCTGTAGGTTCAGCCCATGCCCGGCAGAGGCCGGATGGATGACTGCCACCGGGATTTCCCCTGCATTCCACTTTTGAAAATCCTTTGCGGCATCCAGCTCCACCGCCCCAATCCTCTCCCGGATTCTTGCCAGGTCATGCTTATACCAATAAGCAACCAATACTGGTTTTCCATTCGCTGCCTCCACCAGATCTTCCAGTGTTTCCAGTTTCCGGTCATGGATGTGTTTAATCGCTCCATTCTCATCATATACTGCTCCGTTTGCCATCTGCATCAGCTTGTTGGACAGCCCGGCGGCGTTCACCGCATCAATGTCACCGTCCTCGTAAGGCAGCAGCATATCCCTCTCCAGCCTCCGGTATAATTCCATCTCCCTGCTCCGCTTATCCGGTACAAAGAACCGTTCCCGGTAACCGCCGATAAACCTTCCAAGCCTCTGCCCCATATCCAGAATCCCAATCTCTGCCCACAGGTCAATCAACCCATTCGGTGCCGGGGTTCCGGTCAGCCCCACAATCCGTTTCACCATTGGCCGGACTTTCTTCAACGCCTTAAACCGTCTGGCCTTATGAGACTTAAAAGAAGACAGTTCATCAATCACTACCATGTCAAACTCCCACCGGCCATGTGCCACCAGCCACTCCACATTTTCACGGTTGATGACATACACATTGGCCCTCCGGTTCAGTGCCGCTATCCGTTCCTTCTCGGAGCCAAGCACCGCTGACATCACAATCCCAGAAAGATGTTCCCACTTTTCCAGTTCCCCCGGCCAGGTGTCCCTTGCCACCCGGAGCGGCGCAACCACCAGAACCTTTCCCACATCAAAGTAATCTAATACCAGCTCCCATATGGCAGTCAGGGTAATAATGGTCTTTCCCAAACCACAGTCTAAAAACAAAGCGCTGATATTCTGATGCACAATAAACTCCTTCGCATACTCCTGATACTCATGTGGCACAAATTTCATCCAGCACACCTCCAATCTGCTCCACCCCGTCTATCACATAAACCGGAAATCCTAATGCCTCCAGCTGCCTCTTTCTCTTTTCCTGTAAAGGCCGGAGCTTCTTCCCCGGAGTCTTCAACTCAACAAAAGCAATCCTTCTCCCCGGCAGCAGGACAATCCTGTCAGGCACCCCATCCAAGCCAGGAGAGACGAACTTCACCGCCATGCCTCCCATCTTTTTCACCTGCACGGACAATGCCCGCTCTATCCTGCTTTCTTCACCCATGTCTGCCCTTCCTTTATCCTTTTGCCGAAAAGCCGTCCTCGCGCGTGTATGACATATACACGTATTCTCACCTGCCGTTTACCTGTTATATATTCATTCATAAAATATAAGATAGTATCAGCAAAATAAGCAACAAAGTACCTCAACCTCCCATGTTTCCTGAAAATCTCACGGTTGCCTATCAGCACAAAATCCGGCATCATCTATGGCAACGGCAACCTTTTCCCTTTGTTGTCAGTCTTCCAACATGTTGCCATCTTTTGCCGAAAAATCCCCCTCACGGCAATACCCGCGCACAATGCCATAAATCGAAAAACGAACCTTGCCGTCCATCTTCTTCCACCCTTCGATATTCGCCATAATCGCACTGATTTCATTGGCATCCTGCCGTTTCAGGTTCCCTCGCTCCTTCCCGAAGCACTCACACCAGATTTCCATGTTGCAGACACGCTCCCTGCGGTGCACGCCCGGTTCCCTGGAACCGCCAAACTCCGAACCGCAGATATAATTCCGGCGGTCATACAGTTCCATCCTGTCCCAGTTTTCTGGCAGCAGCATATCCAGGTAATCACGCACCATGCCTTCACGCTCATCTACCTCCATGGCAATCTGCTGTTCTTTCAGCGCCATCCCTGCCAGTTCATTGTCCAGATGCAGCGGTTCCCCGGCTTTATAATAAAGGAGCGCTTCCGCCCAAATCTGCCGGACATCCTCCTGCATCAGCTCCCAGGATGCGTGTTTCCCATCCCCCGGCGTCTTCACCGGCCAGAACCTCCGGTTCCCTGCGGTATCCCTCAGATAGCCGCTCTCCGCATTGGTGGTTCCGATAAAAATACACTGCCTCGGATGCGGGATAGCCCTGCGCCCGAAGGATGCACGGTAAATGTCATTCTGCCTGGACAGAAACCCACGGAGCGTTTCAATCTCTGTCTTTTTCAGCCCTGCCAGCTCCCCAATCTCCAGAATCCAGTACCCCTGCAGCTTCTCCGCCGCCGTCTTATCCTTTGTGTCATTAAGGAGCAGGGAATCATTGAACCATTCGCCGCACAGCCTGGAGATCAGCGTGGATTTCCCCTTGCCCTGCGGGCCGTTCAGCACCAGCATAGTGTCAAACTTACAGCCCGGCAGCATCACTCTTGCAATGGCACCGCATAAAGTCTTCCTGGTCACCGCACGGACATAGGCATTATCCGAAGCACCCAGATAATCCACCAGTAAAGTATCCACCCTTTGAACTTTATCCCACTCCGGCAGCGTGGACAAAAACTCCCGTATCGGATGGTAGGAACGGTCATCCGCTACCTTCGCCACCGCAATGTCATAATTCCTTGCGGAAAATGTCCCGTAGGTCAGGTCGATATAAGAAATCAGCTGCGCATCGTCCGCATCCCTCCAGAACCGGCTGGGATGCTCCCACGGCACTTCCCCTTTAATCTCCATGCCGTCACTCAACTGGTTAAACACAATATCTTTCAGCTTCTCGTCATGGTTCAAAATCAACAGTAGGTTTTTCAGACTGTTCTTCAATACCGTGGAGCGCGGCTCATACTCCAGCAGTTTCAGCCACTCCCCATCTGCCTGTGAAAATTCCTTCTCTGCCTTTTCCCTCCGCTCCCCGGCAATGGTCATTTTCACATTCTCATCATTCACCGCAAACCCGCTCATTGCCTTAAAAGAAGGCAGTTTTGAAGGGTCTGTATCCTCGGATGAGCGGCTGTCCAACTCCCCGAATTTATGAATCCTCACCATGTCAAAAGCATTCATCAGCTTCCCGCAGGCCGGGTCCGTGGCATGGTGGGAATAAACAAACTTCCCCTCATAGACCACCACGCCCGCCTGGGAATCCGCTGGGATATAGTCAAACCTTCCCAGCATGGTGCTTGGCTGGTATACCTCCGTCAGAAAAGCAGCAACCGCCTCCTCAATGCCATAAGTCCGGCAGAACGCCCCAACCACCCCGTCTTTCTCCAGCGGGTCAGCCTGCTTCTTCATTTCCCTCTGCACCACCGCCTGCTGCCGACTGCTCACCGGCCACTCCGAAGAATCCCTCCAGTCCTTATACTTTGTCAGCACCTGATCCGGATTCAGGATTTCCCCCTCAATGTCCCGGAACACAAACTCCCCGTCCGCAGAAGTGGAAGGCCAGTACATCAGCCTGGACGGTTCATAGGTGGTATCGTCAAACAGCTCCATGCCGATATCCTCCGCCACCTTCCTCGCTACTGCCATATATTCATCCGGCGATACCGTCCTGGACAGCGGGATAATCAGCCGGAGCCTGGGGTTCTCCGGCGTGTGCTTATGGGTGGAATAGATAAAGCAGCGGAAATCAAAGAACAATTCTATCTGCTCTGGGATATCTTCTGTGGCATAATCCATATCCAGCGTCAGGGCAGACCGGAACACCACGCAGTCCTTCTTCCTCCTGCCGCCTTTCAGCTTCCCCAGTACAAAGCCTCCCACATCCTTGATGTCATCCTGCTTTGCCTTGGACAGCTTCCGGTACTGCTCCACCGTCTCCGAAGTACGGATGGTAGTGGAGATACGCCCGATAAATTCCTCCAGCTCCATCTCCCTGCCGTTCCACCGCTTCTCCATCCGTGAATTCCCTGTTGAAATAAACAGCTTCATGTTCCTCTGCCTCCTATTCCTTTTTATAAAAAGCACATTCATAGCCGTCCGCCCGGAGCGGCAGCCCATCCGCCCACTCTGGCTGTTCCGCCATAACCGCACACATCTCCTCCACGGAGCTAGTACCCTCCGGCACTTCTGCTATAATCTCATCATGGCAGTGCATGACAATGGGATATCCCTTTTCCTCTACCCGGAGCATGGCCTCCGCCAGCAGATCCCTGGCAGTGCCCTGTACAATATTCTCCACCAGCTTCGGGCCGTAAGTCTCAATCCGGCTCCATTTCTTGTTTTCCGCAATCCCCTCATAGGCCAGCCCGTTCCTGCCAAACCTGTTCAGTGCCATCCTGGGTTTCACATAAGACAGTTTCCTGCCGGACGGCAGTTCCACAAACAAAAACCCACTTTTGTATTCAAAGGTAATCCTCCCCACCCTCATTTTCTTTTTTTCAGTCACCGTCTTTACTGCCGCCGCATCCACATCCCACCAGAACTGCGTGATATAGGGGTTGGCATTCCTCCATGTGGATACCAGCGGGGCAAGCTCCTCTTCTTCCAGCCCCATATCCAAAGCACCCATGGAAGTCAGTGCCCCCACAGAACCTCCGTAACCCAAGGCCAGTTCTGAAATCTTTCCCTTCTGCCGGAGCGGTGAGCCTTTCGTCACTTCCTCCATCGGCACAAGGAACATGGCGGATGCCGAAGCTTCATAGATTTTCCCGTGGGAGGCAAACACTTCCAGCCTCCACTTCTCCCCGGACAGCCATGCCAGCACCCTCGCTTCAATGGCAGAAGAATCCGCCACCATAAAACGGCAGCCCGGCTTCGGGATAAAAGCGGTACGGATAAGCTCCGACAGTACATTTGGCGTGGAATCATAAAGCAACTCCACATCCTCAAACCGCCCCTGTTTCACAAGGCTCCGTGCAAGCTCTAAATCCGGGATATGGTTTTGGGGCAGATTCTGTACCTGCACCAGCCTCCCGGCCCACCGGCCTGTCCTGTTGGCTCCGTAAAACTGCAGTAATCCATGCACCCTCCCGTCCAAACAGACAGACCGCTCCATGGCCTCATACTTCTTCACGGAAGTCTTCGCCATTAGGAGCCGGAGCCTTAAAAGCTCCTGCACCTCCCCGTCCGATTCCTCTATCAGCCCGGCCACCGCCTTTTTTGACAAACTTTCTATTTCTACACCGTTCTCTCCCAACCATGACTTTATCTGCGCCACAGAATTGGGATTCTCCAGCCCGGTCAGTTCATACGCCCGTTTCGTCACGATATCCTTATACAACAGGTCGCAGGACACCGCCTGCCGCACTAACTCCCTGTCCACCAGCACGCCCCGGTCATTAATCTTCTGGTCCAAGCGGTACAGTTCCATCTCACTTTCAGGAATCGGAAAATGCTGCAGTTTCCTCCGTATCCCCTTCTCCACATCCACGTCACGGATACAGTAAGTCTTAAACACTTCCCACTTCTCCGGCGCATGGCAGGGCAGGTTCCGTGTCCTCCCTCCATTGGCTTTTGTTGGCTTGCACGGCATACAGAAATACCGGATTAACTCCTTCCCTTCCTTCATCTTCTGTTGTTCCAGCCCAAGCACCATCCCAACATCCTCCAAAGACCGGGGCAGGGAAAGCATAGCCGCCTGTACTGCGCTGCAATGCCAGGAATCTGGAGAAAGATATCTCCCGAAATGCTTAAAAAGACAGGTGCGTTCAAAGTTGGCATTAAACGCTGTCTTCATCACATCATCATCAAAAATGGCATCCACCACTTCTCCCGGCAGTTCCTCCCTCTGCGCCAGATCTATCACCTGCGTTTCCCCACCGTCAAAAGAATAGGCAAACAGCAGGACTTCAAAAGCAGGGCTGTCCGCGTAAGCGTAGACCCCGCACTTTATCAAATCCACATCGCTGAACGTTTCAACGTCAATTTCCAACACGCTTCCCATGACAGGACTCCTTTCCTCTGCACGTTGGAGAATGGGCAGCGGTCACCCACTGCCCTGCTCCCATTATCCAAGGAAATCCTCCTCATCCCCCACAACATCAAAATCTTCCTCCGCATTGCTCCTTCCGCCCAGGGATTCCCCGTCACGCAGTTTCTGGACATTCCCAAGCCCTGCCGCAATCCCACGGTTTCCGTTATTATTGAACCCGTAAAAGTTCACGCTAATCCTGCCATAACACCCGGAATACACCTCCGACTGGTCAAGAATGGGCTGCACGTTCTTATCCACCACCTGCGGAGCCTGCCTGCTGTTGGCATTGAAGAAATAACTGTCCGCATAGGCTTCATCCTCCGGGCGGTCAATGTCCCCGTCACGGAGCGGCAGTTTCAAATTCGCCGGAACCTTCCCGCCCCACTTGGAAACGGAGTCCTTCTTCGCCTGCTCAATGGCCCTCTTGATCTTCTCCACGGTCTCCGTATCCGACTTCGGAATGATGGCCGACACCGAATACTTCGGGTCTCCCCCGTTCACCGCATTCGGTTCCCAGCAATGCAGGTAAGAAAACCTGCAGGGTACAATCACTTTCGTTACATTTACATTCTCATTTTCATTTCCCATCTAATTATGCCTCCTTAAAATCCGCCTCTGCGGACGCTGTTTCTACTGCCTGTCTCTTATCCGATTCCGTCACCAGGGTAATCTTGCCCTGTGGCTTATACACCAGCTTCCCAAGCACCTCCGCAAACTTCTTCTTGCCCATCAGCTTCTCCATCTCCGTGATGCCCACCAAAGTGCTCTTATAAATATCCGTGTACCCGGCAGCCTTCGCCGCCTCCGCTACTTCCTCCTCATCCGTATACTTCCGGTTGCTCCGGCCTTCCACCAGCTTAAATCCAGTCCACTGCTTCCCGTGGGTAATAGCTTCATCCGTAGCAAAGGCATACACATCCGCCGCCCACTTCGCCAGGTCATCCGCAACCTTCAAAACCTCCGCAACCTCCTCATCCGACAGAAGCACCGGAGCCTGAAACTCCATCTGCGCCAGCCTCAAATATTCCTCCGCCCTTGCCCTGCAGGTATTCTTTGCCTTGCAGAACCGGCACCAGGATCCGCACCGGAACTCTCCCTCACCGTTAATAGCAAGTGCCGCCTTCGGCCTTAATTCCGTTTCCACCCACTCCATCAAGCCAGAAACAGAAATTTCCCAGGTACTGACACTCTCCAGTCTCGGCTGGTAAATCGTCATCCGCACCGTATCAATATCATAAATGGCATCAAACAACTCCAAAGCTCCCAGCCCGTACAGCATCATCTGCGGATTCCACTCCGCTTCTACAGCCACGCCTTTCCCATATTTCAGGTCAATTACTGCCAAAGTTCCATCCGCAACAATCACCAAATCCCCGGTTCCAAACCCTTCCGGCACGTAAGCAGAATAATCCAGATGCTGCTCAATCAGGACAATAGGGTCAGAACAACTCTGTTTTGCCAATTCAATCTGCTCCATGGCATAAGCTGCATACCCATCCGTGCAGTCCTCCATCTCGTCACATTGGTAATCCGACACTGGACGCCTGGAACGCCGCTTCAACAGCCGTTTCAGCTTATGCTCCGCCAGAGCATGGGCGGCAGTGCCTTCCTCTGCATACACGCTCCCCGTATCTTTTGTGAACTGCTCCTCCAGCCGTGCGGACGGCGTACAGTTCAGCCACCGTTTGGAAGAAGAAGCCGACAACAGCGCATGTCTCCCCATCACAGCACCTTCGCTTCCGCAAGCAAGGCCGGATAATCCTCCTGCTTCACCGCAGACAGCTTCACTGCTCCGTATCTGCCCAATAGCTCCTTAATTTCCTTTGATTTCCCATCCTGGGATTTCTGTGCCAGGACTGCCCGGATATCTTCCACCGCCACAGGCGTTTCCTTTGCCCCGGCATTCTCCGTACTTTTCTTACCTTCCTTTACAGTATCCATCCCATTTCCTGTTTCTGACTTCTCTTTCGGCCTGGCTCCCTCCCCTGCATTTTCACTTTTCTGAATACCTGCCAGCACACGCAGACTTTCGACCACCACAGCCAGGCTCTCTGCCATTTTCAATAATTCTGGACCCATCTAAATTCCCTCCATTTCTTCCAGACGCTCTATCAGTTCCTCTGTATACATGGCACACATAAGAAGTTCCTCCCCTATCTGTGCCGCATCAAAATACTTCGCCCTGCTCCCATACTCCCGGCAGGCTTCCTCTATCCGTTTCTTCTTTTCCTCATCTTTCTCATTCCCGAACACCCATATCTCATCCACCTTCTTTGCCAGCCGGGAAACCAGCAGATGCTCCACAGCACCCCCTAAATGGTCCTCAAACATGCCATGGAAGTTCAAATATGAACTAATAGGAATCATCCCCTTGTGTGATGCATACCGGCAGTATTCCGCTGCCCTCATACGGTCATTTTCCGCATTGCCGGTAAGTTTGGTTACAATCAATGCAAGCTTCATTTCCCCTTTTGAATCCAAAATAGTGGATTCTCTTTCTTCTTCCAGGGTAATCCTTATAGTTCTCATAACAAGACCTCCTTTCACTCCGGAACACTTTTGGTTCCTACTATATAGCCACGGGAAATATGTTTTTTAAACTAGAGCATAAACTTTTTTATTTTATCCGGAATCTTTTTCAGCCTTTTTGACACAGCCATAGCCGAAATCCCCATTTCCCTGCCGATTTCTTCCATGGTCCTGTTCTCAAAATAATAGAGGCTGACAATCCGGGAATCCCTGTATTCTAACCTCCTGATTGCCTGGTGCAGCCTTTCCCTCTCGTCCAACTCTATGATGAACTGCTCAATATCCACTTTTTCATCCACGAATTGTTTTGGGTTACGCCCAGGCTGTTGCTCCTGCAGGCATTCCAGCGAACTGTGCCTTCTGGTTTCAGCACGGTTTTTCCTGGACTGTAATACCTCCATCTCAATGACAATATCTCCGATGCTGTCATCCACCTCGAATTCCAACTTCTCTCCCGTTACAAACTCATACTGAATCTTCATTGCTGCTCCCTTCTTTACCGGGAGTAAAGCGGCAGCAACAAAACCGGAAAAATGGGCAAAAAAATAGCCGGAGTAAGCTAAAACTCGCTTTACTCCGGCCATTTGGTGTCTCGCTTATGCGGACCCTTTGCTCAGTAGATTTCTGTTATTAAATTAATTTTTCTTTTACCCTTTCCTGTTGTATCCTGCTAATCCTGCAGCAGACCTGTACAATATTTCTGCAATGGGGACATTTCAGTTCTATCCAAACCTCCCCCTTTACAGCAGCACTAATATCAAAAGCCCGTTTCCTACAGATTGGGCAGTTTATCTTTTCCTTCAATCCGGCATGGCTCCTTTCCTGTCAATTACTTAGTTGACATCAAAAGTAAAAAATAATTGCCACAGAAATGTCCCCCTTTTGGTTGACAGACATTTTCTAAAAATGGCACCCTGCCGTTCACAGGGCACCTGGCATCTGCAGCAATATCTTATACTGTTTTTCATCCTGCGTCCTTTCATTCCTGAATACATATTTGTTGAAACCCAGCTGGGATAAACGGATTTTTACAGAAGCGGGCGATACCTGGAATATATCTGCCAGCTTCTCCTGTAGAGCCGCCCCACTACCCTGTCCATTACCAGCAAAATCTGATACAGCATTCATAAACGGCGTTTTCGGCATCAGAATAGCCGCACTAAAATACTTTGCATGATGCTCCAGCCAATCTGCATCTGTAATCAGCTTTCTTCTCCCGGCCATATCTGCCCCGCCCTCAATATCAGTCTTTTTGCATCCTGTAATTTCCGGCAGCCTTTCATTCCTATAATGCTTTCTTTTATCCATAACAGTATAATAATCAGAATGAAATATCCAATGACCACACTCATGCCCTATCGTAGAACGTAAACGGTACTCCTTCCGGTCTTCCAATAAAGTATTATCAATGAGCAGCGTGCCTCTTTTGGCATACAGATAATCCGCACATTTTTCTTCTGGTAAATAGACCGGAACCCGTTCTGCCTCCTGGAATACCATCCGGCCTAATATCAGTCCGCAATGGGAAAGGTATGCGTAATCCAATGCCAGGTCAAGATAGAACTCCGCAAAGGCTTCAATATCCACCAGCTGCGGCGTTTTTAACAGGGAAGGACTGTAATCACGCAGGAATTCCTCTGCATGGGCATCAATCTCACTATTCCTCATGATGGGAATGCCGCTCCTCTGCTTTCTTAGTATAGGCTGGTACATATCTGCTCACCCCTTCCTGGCCTTTAAATCATCCAGAAACACCTGCCATTCCTTTTCACCTGCACCTGTTTCCATTGACAGGCGCAATGCTTCTATCACATAGGAATTGCCAAGCATGTAATCGGCACAGTCCTGTGGAGTGACAATATCATTGGATGACCTTGATTCTGCTGCCATATCATATAAGGTATGGGTTTCATTCTCATTCAGGAGCAAAAACCGGGCCAGCAGTTTCAGCCGTTCTGCAGTAAATGTACTGCTTCTTCCCTTCTCCACCTCACTATAATACTGAGGTGAGACTTTTATCGCCTTGGCTGTTTCCCGCAGGGATTTTCCTTTGTTCTTCCTTAATGATTCTACATATTTCCCGAATCGTAACCGGTTGTCTGTATCCATGATTCATCTCCTATAAAATGTTTATATGGTAAGCATTACCGGAATGCGAACATTTATTCGTCAACTTAGTGATTGATATAAATTAAAAAATCTCCGTTCATCTGTATCACTTTAGAAACAGAAACGGAGATTTATAAATTAATTTG